TTCCCAGTACCACTTGCCTGATGAAACTGCGATTGTCCCAACGCAGGAGTAGGCATTAGAGCCGGCGTTTCCATTAACCGCGTCCAAATTGCCGTTGCTGAACGTCCAGGTCTGCCCGCCTTGCTGTGGCAGCCAAGTGCAGTAATTCCCCCTGCCATTGCCGCCATCGGCGTAGGGCGTTGGGGTGTCGATCAGGCTGTCGTTGCCTGCACCAGCGGTGACGCTGAAGTTGTTGGGCGTCCAGTTATTGCCGTTGCCGCTGCTGTCCTTGCCCAGTGTCGTGCTGGTGGTGCCGGAGTTGTCCGAGAAGTTGAGGTAGAAGCCGTTGGTGCCGTAGGTGCCGGCATACTTCTTCGGCTTCCAGACGCCGGTGATGGTGTCGGTCTCGCCAAAAGCTGAGACCGTGGGGACGGTGGTTGGTTGGTAGATAAAGTGAAATTCAGTGATGTACCCATCAAAAGTATTTCCAGCGCCATAGGCTCCGATGTAGTGGATGTTATTGGAGCCGTAGAAAGTTGAAGTGCTTTGCGGTGCGGTATTGGTATTCGTGCCCCAAGCGGTTACCCGCACACCGTTGACATAAAGCTGATACCTGTCTTCGGCGGTAGCCAGTGTGTTGTCTTGGTAGAAAAAGATGTGATACCAGGCGGATGTGTCTCTATAAACAGCGGAAGTAATCTTTTGTACGGTTGTGGAACCAGCGGCAGTTAATCCAATCTCAATGTTATTGCTAGACGTAAATCCTATGTATTGCTGATTGCTTGCATCTTGCCGTCCTTGAAAAAACGCTTGGATTGTGCCAAGGCCGCTTCTTTTAACCCACATTGAGACCGCGCACTTTGTAACGCCACCGCCAGGCGCTGGTGTCCAGTTGAGATACGCCGTGTCTGCCCGGTTGAACCGCAGGCTGCGTGAGATCTGGTAGCCGTCAGCGCCAGCACCCAATAATGCGCTGCTATTGATAATACTCATTTCACGTCACTCAACACGCGGGCAGTGATGCGGGTGGCGGACTCGACGTAGTACACCAGCACATCCACGGCATTGGCAGTAGTTGTCAATGTTGGCGCCGTCCCGCCGGGGAACTTCCAGACTGAATTGTAAGCCAAGGTTCGTGAACCAGTACCGTCCTGCGTGATTACGATGACACCGCTCTGGCCAGCGTTTTGGTTTGATGGTGCGCCAAGGGTACGGCTGCCGCCAAGGGTCAGGGTGTAGTAGTTGGCGAGGCTCAGGTCTACAGCGACGGTAGCGGCGTCGGTAAGGGCAACAGTGGTGCCGATTGCGTTACCAGAAACAGTAACCCTGCCAGAGCCAGAGGTCGTGCCAACTAGCAAGCGTCCCGAGCTGTCGATGCGGGTTTTTTCGCTGTTGCCAATACCAAAAATGAGATTTGCTTCTGATCGAATAAGTCCATCTGCGGTCGAAGACCCAGTAAGCCAGCTCCCCCCAGCGGTGCCCACATAAAGGGCTTGAGTGCCTGAGCGAAGAAACGCTGCGCCACCCCCACCAGTGCCAGTGGTATTAATGTATAAAGGTTGATAACTAGATCCAACAACATGAAGCTGGCTATTCGCATCAGGCGAAGTAGAGCCAATCCCTACCCGCCCACTGGAGTCAACAAACAGTCGCCCAGTGCCATTAGTTGAGATGGCTACGTTATTTGCCGAAGGCAGATAAACCCCGTTGCTGGGCGCTGTGCTGCCATTTGGGATGAAAGCAGGAGCCGTCAGGTTACCCGTAAGGGTTCCACCAGTTAGGTCGAGCTTCTCATCGGTCAGCTCTTGAATAGCACCTTGAACGTTGTTAGACGAAATCGTGCTATACGGGGCAAAGCTAATGCTGGCTGCATCACCAGGGACATAAGCCAGTACCCAAGCAGAGCCAGTGTAGACCTTCATCACCGACAACGTGGTGTTGTAATAAAGGTCACCAGCATTCAGCGGATCGCCATCATTATCAACAGTAGGGTCGGTAGCTTTAGCACCAAGGTAGCGATCATCAAAGCTATCAAACGCAGCCAGAGCAGAAGCAGCAGAACTAGCAGCACTGGTTGCACTGTTAGAGGCGTTGGTGGCGCTAGTAGAAGCGTTAGAGGCAGAGGTAGCTGCGTTAGATGCGGACGTAGAAGCCGAAGATGCGCTACTAGCTGCCGCACTTTGAGAAGCTAAAGCTGCTGCCGCACTACTTGCTGCGTTAGAGGCGCTGGTAGAGGCGTTAGAAGCACTCGTAGCCGCAGCAGAAGCACTGGTGGAGGCATTAGACGCGCTGGTCGAAGCAGAGGCCGCAGAGGCAGCCGCAGCAACAGCAGAAGCAGACACTGCACCAACATTGCTATCCACATAGTCTTTTGTGGAAGCATCCGTACCAGCAGAAGGAGTACCAAGATTAGTAATCCGGTAACCGCCCATGTTCAGGATACCCGACAACGTACCACCAAGGGTACTAAGAGTGCGGGCAAAGACTTCCTGAGCAACGTAAAGCAGCTGTGTAAAGTTATTGTTCAGGTCAGCTGCTTTGATCGCAGAACCAGCAAAGAACGTAGCCTCAGAGGCGTCGTTGTTGGTCTCACGATAAATGATAATGGCAACACCATTGGCAGGAGCCGACAGGAATTGAATGGTGCTGGCATTAACGAAAACAAATGAGGTGGTGGCCACTCCATTAAGAGTAACCTTAACGTCCGCCTCATCTAGGTAAGAAAAAGACAGGGAATAGATCGTGGTAGACCCATTCCCCGTATAAGTGTTTTGGACGATTGCCATGGTTACTGTTGACCGTAATTGATCAGTTCATTGTAGATCCTGGTGTTTTCCGCTTCGTCAGTCGGACTTAGTTGTTCAGCGGTAAGCGGTTTAGAAAGATTGTATTGACCGCGTTGGATTTGATATTTAGCTTTTCTGATGCCTCAGCCAGACCCACTTCTTCCACATTGACTTCCATCTGTTGGAAAGCAAGCTTTCTCTTTTGTTGCCAGATTTCATCAATAGCAGCATAGAAGCGAGGCCACTGTGCTCGATCAGTACCAATATCACCAATGCTACGGTTTTGCCAATTCTTAAGATCTTCTTTGAACCAGGACTGTTTGCGAAGGCTATCCAGTTCCTGACGAAGACCGTTCTTAGCCATGGCATTACGAATAAAATACTTCTGTTCTGCCGTCATAGCCCGCCCAGAGGGGGACTTTTCCAGACTATCAGACCAGTTATATTCAGCAGCCATCAGCATCTTGGCCACAGGATCCTTGTTATCGGGGCTGATTTCAAAGGGAACCAGTGCGTTCCAGGGGCCACCGTTAGGATTACGCAGTGGCTCACCAGTCAGAACATTGATGAGGGGAGGACGCAGGTTGCGATAACCGGGCAGCGCAGATTGCATAGCCCGATCAAGTTCACCATTGAATTCCCTCATGTAAGGATCAAAGGCATTGGCAGCAGCTCGACGAGCACCAGACAAAGGCAGCATGTTGTTGCTCGTAGTCAAAATACCCATCATTACTTTTTTACCGGTAATTAAATTACCAGGGTCCGCAAGGGCTGCAACAGCTTCCAAACCAGCAAAGTAACTTTTCTCGGTTAAGCCCGCTGCAATAGCAAGCGTCATTTGTCCGGTAAGAGTTTCCAGCCAATCTTCATTCAACCCCATACGAGCAAGCATAGCAATATCTGCCATACCAGCCAAGACATTGTTTAGAGGCTCTAATCCGTTATACGAAACCCAATTACCACCAATGTTGATGGAGCGGGGTTGAATACCAAGGGCTTTCCAACGAGCACGTTCGCGGGCGTCAACAGGCGTGTTACCCGTGGTCAATCCAGCAGCGCCAAGCATCAAGCCAATGCTAGCAGTAATGGCACCAACAGCTTCCCTGCCTTCGTATTCCGCCACCCGTAAAGCGTCACCAGACTGCTTGACAGCCAGATACTCACCGGCATACTTACCAACAAGAGGGGTAAACTGTGCCTGGTAGCGAATAATGTTTGCAGGGGTACGAAGGAACGGAACCATAATCCGGCCAAGAGGACCAAGAGGACTAAAGTTTTCCAGGAACTGGCTAAGGCCATTAACAGCCCTACCAGGGTCTTCTTGGAAGGTACCAATTTCAGCATACTGTGCAAGTCCCTTTGCTTTGATGCGGCCTGTTTGTGGGTCAATACCCTTGGAATATTCAGCCAGATATTTCTGAGCCAGTTTATCCACATCAAGAGGATTCTTGGCTTCAGTCATGGCTTGATACATCGACTGCTCAGCAATCCGTTGACGAGCCAGGATGGTACGGAAAGCATCATCAGTGCTCATCAGCAGACGACTGGGTAGATCCAACCACTGAACCAAACGGTAGTGTGCCTTCAGGAAACCAACTGCCCTCTCCTCCGTAGGAGTAGCAGCAATCTTTTCAAGCGTTTGAAGCATGGCTTCGGTTTCAGCCCGTTCAATCACCTGACGCGGAGTCCAGGTAGCAGCAGTACCACTTTTGAATGTAGTAACACCAACCTTAAAAGCTTCAGACGAGCTAGTCCAAATGGCGTGGAGACCGGCCACAGCAGCACGAGTCAGTGCCGGATCACCCTTACGAGCACCCATGATGGCAATGCTAACAGGGGCCTCGATGAGGCGTACAGACGCACTGAAGTTACGGATGATGGTTTTGGTGCCAGACAGAATGCTGTTATAGAACATTCCCATCTGGTTTTCGCCAAACACCTTCATGGCCGTACCAGCAAAGGTGACGGTCTTAGCGGGGTCACCACCAGCAAGGACCATAGCACGGACCATTGCCCGCATCTCATCCTCGGCAGCAGGATCACCCATGCGCTTCAGATTCTTAATTTTATCCCCCCACTTCCGCAGTTCTCGACTCGTAAGAACATCCTCTCCTTCAAATTCACGCAAAGCTTGAGCAGCCTCACCGCCATCCATAGCGGAGCTGATCTTCACCTTAAGAGAATTCAGGCTGCCACCATAGAAGTTGGTACCAAACTTATACACCTCAAGCATACCAACCAGACGGTCAATAAGACGGTCAAAGTTGTTGGCTCCAGTGATTTGATTGGTATCCAGATCCTCGGCAACACGAGCAATGTCGTAGATCTGAGCAGCAAGGTCAGAGATGATTGCCTTGGCAGCAACAAGACCCTCAGCAGATGGGATGTCGGTACCTTCAAGCGTACCGCCAGCAGTACGAAGCACGGACCCAGCCACATCGGTAGGATCTTGCATTACCTCATCAACAGTCTTAAAGGCATCGTTGAAGTCTTGATAAACACGAGCTGCGTTACCAACAACTTCATCAACCGTTTTGCCTACTGCTCTGGAGATCTTGCGAACATCCACCTTTTTGCTGGCATTCTTGATAACCTTTTCAACACCCTCATCAAGATTCATGATCTTAAGTTGGGCATCGGTCATCACCTTACCAGCAGAACCGTGAGACACAACACGACCAGGTTGGAATCCAAGATCCTTTTCTGTGCCTTTGAAGCCGGTCTCTAGTTGGTCTTGCTTTTTAACAACATCATTGATGTCAGCAACTCGGTGTGCGGCTTGTGTTTCCCAGAATTCATAGGGAACATCATCAGCCCCCTCGAAGATGGTATTCTCAAGGTCAGCCTGAGCAAGGCGCACCTGATCCAGTTCTTCGGTCAGAGTCTTAGCAAGGTCATCTTCTGGATCTAGAGCATTGATGCGTTCCTGGAGAGTTTGTTCCCGTGCCATGAGTTGGTTCATTTCCAGCTCTTGAGCATCGGTCCACCGAACACGTTCGGCTTCCTGGGACACAGCATCAGACTTAGCCAGTTCTTCAGACTTGTCTGCCGTAGCCTTTACGCCAGCAGCAACAGCCTCTTCCTTGCTACCACCATTGTCAATGACTGCTTTAGCTGCCTTCTTGCCAAAAGCAAAAGCAACCACAGCATTACCAACAGCATTCAGGGGACCACCTTCAGCAACCGACTTGATGCGGTTGATCCAAGGGTTATCCTCTTCCTTGGCAGCCAGGGCAAACACAAAGTTATCTTGCCATTCTTCAGGCACCCACGATTGGATCATGGAGCTGAAGTTACCGTCACGAGGATCGGTAAGGAAGAAGTCTGCGATGGCACCAGGGACAAGGCCTTCGGTGACAAGACGCTTTGCCTGTGCTGCAACTTTAGCACCACCTTTTAATCCAGCAGGAATAGCAGTGGTACCAGCTTTTACCCCAGGCAGGGGAAGACGAGCTGCTTGACGGGTAGCAACAATAAAGCTAAGAATTTTAGCGGATGCTTTACCAACCTCAGTCTTAGGAGTAACCCCAAAATCATAGGCTGCTTTAAGATATGTATCCGGTTCGCGGTTACGATTAACAGTCAGGTCAAGAACAGGCTGGGTAGCCACATTAAGGACACCCTCTGCTACGCTAGACACACCCTTAAGAAGAACGTTCTTGGCTTCCGTAGCAGCTCCAGCAGCGGCTGCAAGAGGACTACCTTTATCACGTTGTGCTTGAACCTTACGACCACGTTCCA